TAAAGAACATGGTTGGTTTAAATTCCCAAGCATTACAGAAGCAAAAAAATATGTGCAAGAATGTTGGGACAGACCTTACACTATAATTAAATTAAAACCAAAACAAAGATGAGTAAGATTTGTCTATCATTTTTGTTAAAATGTGATACACAAACTATTTTGATGTACATAAATTAAAACCAAAACAAAGAAGATGAAATTTGATTTAAAAGAAGTTATTAAAATAGCTGAATATGTAAGGGTTGGACATCAATCAACGCCAACAGTTAAAACCAAAGTACTTGTTGATGAATACTTAAACCAAAAACAAAGAAGATGAGTGAAGTAGAATTAACACAAGAAGAATTAGAGTTTATCAAATATGAATTGGGGTATCGTTATAGAGTTGTTCCAAAAGAAAATACTGAGAAAGAAGTTGAATTATATAATTCTATCCATAGGAAAATAACTAAATTATTAAACCAAAACAAAGATGATAATAAATAACATAGACGTATATAGAGATGGTGGAACTGTAAAAGTGGAAACCAACGAAGGAATTTTCTATATAGATAGAAGGATTAGAACAGAGACAAAAGGTGGTGTATATGATGATTATCCAAAAAGAGGAAACATTATGGATAATGGGGAAGAAATCAAACAAAGACTTTATAATTCTTTGGAAGGGTATGAACACCCATTCTATAAGAATATAGAGGGTATAAGAGAGTTTATTAAACCAAAACAAAGAAGATGAGTAATTTCATATTTAAAATAACGGGTGTCAATTGGGTTTTTAAAGGAAAGACAATACACCAAAAAACAAATAGGCTCCTAACTTTAATTGGTGGTTATTTTGCTTTAGGAATAATGGTACTATTTAAAATACTTTCATACCACCATTTAATAAATTAAAACAAAAATGATGAGTAAAGAAGCTACAGAGCATCAAAAGATTGTACACTCACAAACAACAGGGTTAGATAATAATACATGCCCTCAATGTAAGTCAGAAGGTGGTCAATATCTTGATATAGAAAACAAAGGAGAGTCTTGGACACAAACATACTGTGGTTATTGTAAACAGTATCTAAATTTAGATCATTATTACAAAAAAAATGAAAAAACTAATTAAAAAGTTTAAAGCCTGGCTAGCATGTCTAATTAGAGCAGATGAGGTTTATATAGTTTACAATAAACATTATCCTGACGCAAAAGTTTCAATACTACTAGTAACTTATTTGCAAGAAGATGCCATTGAGTATCTTAATTTATATAATAAAAACAATAAAGAATCAGCATGGTTAACAAGAAAAATAGTTTATTAAGATGAGAGTAGTTTGTATAAACGATAAAAATTTACCATTAGGGGCTAATGTAGTAAAAGATAAAGAATATAGTGTTTTAGAAAAATTTATAAACTCATATGATCAAATAGTATATATTATATCTGGAGTCACTAATAAAGGTACAACAAGATTTGGTTTACCTTGGGAAGGATATGCTGGAATTAGGTTTGCTTTAGCAAAACCTGATGAAAAAAAAGAAAAAGAAGAACAAGGTATATATACAATAGAACCAGCTTAATATTAAAAAATAAAAAATTAAAAAAATGAATTCAAAAACAAAAGAAATTATTTTAAGAAAAAGAAAAGAAGATTTTGATACTTTAAAATCAATAATATTTACATTGCTTGGAGTAGATATTATTAAAAGTAAAAGAAGATTTAGACATATAGTAAATGCTAAAATGATATATTCTTATTTATTGCATAAGCAAGGATATGGTTGTTCTGTAATATCTAAATCAATAGATATGAATCATGCTACAGTTTTACATTATTATCGTACTATGGAAAATTATATGAAAACTGATTTTGAATTAGTAAGAAATTATGAGTTATGTAAAAAATCTTATTATGGTAAAGCAGATCCTGTAGATTATTTGTCAACAACAGAATTAAAAAAAGAAGTGTTAGTATTAAGACAAGAAAACACAGTGATGTTGTTTAAATTAAATGCTGAGAAAGATAAAGATGAACGTCTAAAAGTTTTATATGATATAATAAGAGAACGCACAAAAGAAGGTCATGAAAAAGAAATGGCTGTTAAATTAACTAGACTTTATAATTAATTCACAATATGATTTATAATGTAGAAATTAATGATGTTTTATTAGATATTGAATATATATATGAAGAAGGTGAAAAAATGGAGTATGCTGGATCTAATGGTGATCCAGGTACTCCAGGATGTTCAGGATCAATAGAAATTATAGCAATTTATACATCTTTATCTGATAAAAATAATAATAATATTATAGTAAATGTACTTCCTATAAAAACGGCATTTACAATTAATTTTGATTGTTTAGATATAGAAGATGTAATATTAAAATATCATGAAGAATAATTTATTTATAAACGCATCAATAAAAAATGGAGAATTAGATTTCCCTATAAAAGCTACAGGTACAAAATTTAAAAAGTTTTTAAATCAATTACCTGACAATTCTAAATTAGAAATATTTATTGGTGTTAGTGGTGAAAAAGGCAGCAATCCTCAATTGGCTCGTGTACATGCTATGATTAAAGAAATAGCACAAGAAATTGGGTATACTTTTGTAGAAGCAAAGTTACAAGTAAAAAGAGCTTCTGGATTATGTTTTGTAAGAGATAAACAAGAGTATTGCAAATCTTTTGCAGATTGTGATAAAGATGAATTAAATCTTGCAATACAAGCTTGTATAGAAATTGGAGAATTTAATAATATGAATTTAAGATGATTATTTCACTATAGTCATTTTAGAATTTATATCTTTAAGCATTTCTGTAGTGTCTTCACCTTTTTTTACCATTTCAGCTAACTCAGCTAACTCAGCTTTTGTTACTGTAGTTTCAGTTTTTAATTCTAAACCTTGCTCTAACGCTTTAAATTTAAGTAATTGAACTAATGAAAATAATGTATATATATCAGATTCATATGCATCTAATACAATAGCTTTATCATCTTCTTGTGGGTTAGCAGCTTGAGAAACTATTTTATTAAATTTTTCAAATATTTTAGGCATTTCTGCACCTCTATCGCCATTAATTATCATATCATTAGTAATTCTTTGTAAACCATTAATGTATGCAGGATTAATATCTATACCTGTAATAACTTTAGAAAAGTCATAAGTAACTCTAGAATGTAATTTATCGTCAGATGTTTCAGTAGCCATAATAAAAATTTAATAAAACAAAGATAATAAAAATATGGAAGAAAATATCATTCAAATAAAAAAAACAATTAAAGAAGATTTTAAATTATCAGGTTGGGATAAAATATTAAATCCTTTTATAGATAGTAAAGCATTTGATTTTATAACAGATGCGCTTGTAAATTCAATTGAACAAAATAGAAGATTTACTCCTAAATTTAAAGAAGCGTTTAATCCTTTTATAAAAACAAATTTTAAAGAGATTAAAGTAATAATTGTTAATCAAGATCCTTACCCGCAATTTGGAATTGCAGATGGATTAGCTTTTAGTTGTTCCAAAACAGAACAGGTACAACCTTCATTACGTTATATATTTAAAGAATTATATGGCCATGATAAAGCAGATGTTAATTTAATACGTTGGGCTAATCAAGGTGTTCTTCTTATTAATACATCATTGACATGTGAAATTAATAAAATGGGTTCTCATGCATATATATGGAAAACATTTATAGAGTATGTATTTGAAATGATAAATAATATTGATAAGAATATTATATTTGTACTAATGGGTAAAAAAACCGAATATTGGCAAATTCGTTTACCTGGCCAAAAAATTCTTAAGTGCTCTCATCCTGCATCTGCTGTATATAACAAAGATGTTTGGAAATCAAATAAAATATTTGAAAAAATCAATAAAGAATTAGAAAAACAAATTAAACCTTTAATAAATTGGTAAAATTAAAAGTTTAAAAAAATACATAAACATGTGGGAAATATTTCAAAAAATATTAAAAAATAATTTAACTCCTGATCAAGCTTTTCTTTTATTTGGTATAAAGCAAAAAACAGCCATACCTACTAAAATAAATGTTGATCTTGATCTATTAATTAAATTAGGTTTTTTAAATAAAATAGAAAAAGTATATAAACTTACTCCTAAAGCTAAAAGCTTTATGGTGCATTTAGATAATTATTTTATAAAAGCAAAGAAAAAAACAGATATTCAATTAATGGGTAAAAATTTTTCTGAGCAAATAAATATCTATAGGGAAACATTTCCTAATATGAGATTGCCAAGTGGTAAACCTGCAAGAGTAAATGTAAAAATGTTATCAGAGTCATTTAGATGGTTTTTTGAAACATATGATTATGAATGGCTTGATGTAGTAAACGCTACTAAAATGTATGTAAATGAGTACAGGAATGCAGAGTACATGTATATGCAAACAAGTCAGTACTTTATATGCAAGCAGGATAAACATAAAGTTAAGTCTTCAACTTTAGCAGATTATTGTGATATGATCAGGGACGGCATAGATACTGAAGAAAAAACCTTTAAAGAAAAAGTAGTATGAGTAAACCAACAGAAGGATGGGTGGGGCAATATGCCGCATTCAATGAAGCATTAAAATATATGCATGCAAGACAAAAAGGATTAGAAAAATCAATTTATACTCCTTGGCCTAAATTTAATGATGCTGCTACTGATGGTATAGAATGGAATACATTAACTGTTATTGGTGGAAGACCTGGTTCAGGTAAAACATTAATAAAAGATCAAATTATTAGGGAATCATTTGCTTTAAATCCTAATGATGATTTTAGAGTATTGGAATTTCAATTTGAAATGGTGGGTAGAACCTCAGCAATTAGAGAATTTAGTTCATTTACTGGAAAAACATATAAAGAGTTATGTAGTGCAGGTAGTGTTTTACAACCTGATGTACTTAACACATGTCATCAGTATGCTAAAGAAAGAATTAAAAATCCTGTAGATATTATTAGTACACCATTAACTGTAAATCAAATGCGTGAGCAAATTGATATGTATATGAACTTGCATAAAGGTAAAAAGACAATAATAACTTTAGATCATACAATGCTTGTAAAAAGAGCTCCATATCAAAATAACACATTGGATATGATGTTTGAGCTAGGTGAATTCTTTACTCAATGTAAAAGGAATTATCCTATTTTGTTTATTGCTTTATCACAGCTAAACAGAAACATAGATAATCCTGAAAGAGCAATAGATGGCAAGTATGGTAATTACATATTAGAATCAGATATATTTGGTTCAGATGCAATGTTGCAACATGCTGATATGCTTATAGGTATTAATAGACCAGCAAAACAAAAAATCAGATTTTATGGACCTGATAGATATATAATTGAAAATGATAAAACATTGGTGTTACACTTTCTTAAAGCAAGAAACGGTGATGCTAGAATGAGTTTTTTCAAGGCTAAATTTGAACAAATGAAAATTGAAGAAATGCCTACTCCACAACAACAAGAAAGAAGATAATTAATAATTAATTAATAATGGCAATAACAACTGTAGAACGTAAAAGTAGAATTTCTAAATTAAAAGAAATTCATAATAGTTATTTTCAATTAGAAGGTAACAAAAATGCATTATACATTCCTAAAATGGCGTATAGACCATCAGGTAAAGATGAATTGTATATAACGTTTTTTCCTAGTGAATTAGAAAAAGAAAAAGATATATACACTGAATTTGTAAGTATAGATTATATAAGTGAAGATCCTAAAAGAACACTTTACTTAATAAATCACAATCCTCATTGGAAAACAGAATATGAAATAATTACTTCTAATTCAGGATTTCAAAGACATATGATTCCAGTAAGTGAATTAATTGTAATAAGAAATATAACTAATAATAAACCAATTGTTATAGATAGAATGAATGAGCAATTAGATGATTTATTAGGTTCAAAAAATCAAAATGAATTATTTAATTTGCCAAATCCAGATGCTACAAATTCATCTCAAATAGTAAGTAAATTAGAAGAAATAAATCAAACATTAATAACATTAACAAAAGTAATCAATAATTTAACAAAATAAATATGGCACAATCTATTCTTGTGATAGCTGATTCCGGTACAGGTAAATCAACATCTATCAGACATTTAAATCCTGATGAAACATTCATCATAAACATTGCAAATAAACCTTTACCATTTAAAGGTTGGAAAAAAAATTATAAAGCAATTAATAAAGAAAATCCAAAAGGAAATTTAGCTTCTGCTTCATCTCCTGCTGGAATTATAAAAGCAATCAACCATGTTGATCAAAAAATGTCACACATTAAAACACTTGTTGTTGATGATTGGCAGTATATGAGTTCTTTTGAATATTTTGACAGAGCTAATGAGAAAGGTTATGATAAGTTTACTCAAATTGCAGCCAACTTAGCTACAGTAGCAAAGTTACCTAAAGATTTAAGAGATGATTTAACAGTTATTTTTTTAACTCACTCAGAAGATTCAACTGATATTGGTGGAAATAGAAAAATCAAAGCTAAAACTATTGGTAAAATGATAGATAATACTTTAACTTTGGAAGGTCTATTTTCAATAGTCTTATTTGGTAAAGTAAATAAAAATGATGATGGTGAACTTGAATATGGTTTTGAAACTCAAAACAATGGAGAGAACACATGTAAATCACCTCAAGGTATGTTTGAAGATTTCTTCATTCCAAACAATCTGCAGTATGTAAAAGACTGTATTCAAAAATATGAAGAGTAAATAATTAATTAAAAATCAAAAATATGTTAAATACTAGCGGAATGTCAGCGGGAAGCGGCAAAGAAAAACCAGTAATAGGACCAGGTAATAACCTTGTTAAAATTAATTCTATTACATTTGATAAAACACCATATGATGCAGAAGCATATAATATAATGCTTCATGTAGAAAGTGAGCCTATGACAGGTGAGTTTCAAGGATTTTTAAAAGATGTAAATAATCCAGATGGTGATCGTTATGAAGGTCAAGTAGGTAGAGTGAGATTTTCTCCTTATCCTTATAAAGATACTACATTAGCAAATGGTAGTGAAATAAGTAGGGATAATGAAGTAATGAAGAGTATGATTTCTTTATCAGAGCAATTAGGTAAAAGAACTGAATTAGATGCAATTCAAGCAAATACTATTGAAGATTTTATGTTAAAATGTAATAGTATTTTTTCAGGACCTGTATATTTAAATATGTGTTTTGGTACTCGTGAATGGGAAAACAAAGAAGGTTATGTGAATAATGATCTTTATTTACCAAAAATGAGCAAAGATGGTATTCCAATTGAAGCATTAGGTGTAGAAAATTCAAAATTACTTACTTATGATACAAGTAACAAAAATCATTATAGACCTATAGTTAAAAAAGATGTACCCACAACAAATGCGTTTGAACCGGCTACAATAACAGGTGATGATTTTGATCTATAAATCAAATAAATAATAAAAAAAGGGATGATTTATTTTGTCCCTTTTTTTATTTAAT